TCTTCAATAGAAAACCCGAACAACTTTGCCATTATTAAAAATACGCGGTGTTTTCCATTATTTATGCAACCTCTAAATCAGGTTACTCTCTCGTTGTTACCGTTGGATCCGATATTAGAGTTAGGAACTCCTGGTACACTGCTAGGTGAGGTCTGACCAGTATCTTCGATTTCAAACCAGTTAACCTGGAACTCTACAGTAAACTCCTCAATAGTGTCTCCTGTATCATACGAAAGATCAATTTGAGAGACATTTGTTGGGAAGATGTCATGCATCTTGTATGCTCTCAGAACTGGTGGCTTATATGCACCTGTATTTGGTGGTGCAGATGCTCCAAGATCATCCTTACCTCTCATTACCTCAATACCGTTTCTCTGGTTTGCTCTACCAAACTGATAAACGATTGCATCACACATGTAAGATTGTGGATTTACAGCGCCAGAGGCATTATCAAGTTTTGCCATGTGGTTCATCCACTGCTCAAATGCGTGTCTGAGGTTGAAGTCTTCGTCATTGATGACGGTAACTGTCCAAGTATCAAAGGTTCTGTCACCAGCAACTTTGAAAATACGTCCTCTGAAAGGAACGTCAATCGCTGCAACGTTTGATGCAGGAAGTGCTGCGGACTTACATAAAAACTGGAAGTCAGTTTGATCTCCTTGAGTCCAATACTCTCTGATTGGACCTGGGAAAGAATCAATTCTAACCTCAAACAGATTAGGTCTGGCACCGCCTCCACGGAGGCGGCCTTTGAACTCAGTGAGGTTCTTTAAGTTTGGTGTGTTTGAATTAGCGTAACTGCCGAATGCCATTGTTATTACTCCTTAGTTGAAATTAGTTAGTGTAAATATTAATCAGACGGTGCCGACTTCACCGAAACTAACTCCAGTTCTAGTCGCAACAAATGTCAAGGTCACATAGTTGATAGACTTCGTTGGTTGCAGATAGATGTCTGCTCTAAACTCATTGTTATCAATGATGTCAGGTGTATTATTTGACTCATCGCAAACAATGGTGTAACCATAAAGTCCTCTCTTTGCTTGAACATCCGCAAGGAATGGTTCAACGACGGCAACAAAGTTTGCTCTTGTGATCTCATCATTGAGTTCAAAGAGTTGTGCGTCTGCCAGTGACTTGAGTGATTGCTCAACGAACAGGAACAGTCTACGAACATTGATTCTGTCGAATGCAGAAGCATATCCGAGAGCGGTCTTATCTCCGAAGAGAAGTGTTCCAAGTCCTTGTTGAGTAATAACTGGGTTTACTCTTGCAACGTAGAGACGATCTCTTTGTGCTTTATTTGGATTGTATGCAAGTTTAACTGCATTGTTGATGATACCTCTTTGCTGTCCAGCAGGGGAGAACCAAGGATATCTATCAATAGAAGTTCTAACCATCAATCCGGCAATATCCGCATTAGTTGGGATATAAACGAATCTATCGTTAAATCTATCGTAGGTGTACTTGTAACCACTATCAAAGACTGCATAAGAAGAAGAAGCAAGTGACCCAAAGTACTCGACAAGATCATCTGTCTTATCGTCATCGCTCTTGAAGGAAAGACCATCAGGAACAACGTGTCCTCTGTGAGGTCCGATGCAAGCGATACAATCTTTTCTTTCGTTTGCGATTGCAATCAGGTTTTGTGCTTTTGCTTGAGATTCCAATGAATCTTCACAACCTGGTCCCATGATCAGATAATCAAGGGCGATTGCATCTTCATCTGCGAAGTAATCGTATGCATTCAAGATTTCTCCAAGAGATGCCTTGAAGGATCCGATTGTGGTTGTTTCTGTGCTTACAGTAATTGACTGACTGTTCTGAGTGAGAACAATATCTCCAGCTTCGGCAGCAGATGCTCCATTTGAAGTTTCTGCAAGAACTGGTGTGTAATCCTTACCACCTGCAAGTACGAAGAGTTTTGGTCCAAGTGCAGAGAATACTACGTCTCTTGCGGTTTGACCCCAAAGACCTTGTGCTTGTGTAAGTGGAGTGATATTTCCAAGAGTTGCATTAGAAGTGGTTAAGTCAAATCCAGTAGCATAAACTCTTTCTTGATTTGAGATATCGGATGGATTTGATCCAGCGAAGATATACTCAGAGTTCAGTGCAAGATAGTCCTTGTAATAGATTCTTGTTGGAGGATCGATTGCAGAAACAGCATCTTTTGCTTTGGAAAGATTTGGGAACTTCTCAAGGAGGTTACCTTTGATTCCAGTTGCAAATCCGAGATCATCCCAGACTGTTACGTGGATTCCATCATTTCTACTCTTTCTATCAGCAGCCCACTGGTTTGTAGATGGTTTTTGTGCTACAGACTTCCAAGAAATTGCACCACTTTCGAGGTCAATAGTTTGCTCATTATACCAGTCCTTAACATTCTTTCCTTTTGTGATATTTGCTCTTGCCTGTTCGGTTCCGGAACTATCAACGAAGGAAATCTGAGTGTTTGGTTTGAATGAGGAGTGTCTTGATCTGTTCTTATACTCAACAGCAGTTTCAGTTCCGTCAAGTGCAACTTTAGAAACAACTCTTACGGTTACTTCTGTAGTATCAGTATTGATACCAGTTACGATTCCTTTCAGGAATCCATCTTCTGTGAAGAATCCACCACCGGAATCATTTCTTCCTGTTCTTCTTACAGGTCTTCTTACTTGATCAAGAGTGACGGTTACTGCGTATCCAACAGCGATGTCATTAATAGTTCCAACGCTTAATCCATCTTCAAGATTAAGAATCTGATCTCCAAGATCATCAATCGTTGCGATTGTTAATCCGTTAGACCATGTTCCTGGGTTCTTACCTGCAAAGACGTATGCTGGATAATCGTTTGATTGAGCACCGTAATCGTCTTCGTTCTTAATCTTAAGATTTGGATCTGCGATTACGCTTGGAGCTTCTTCTGTTGTTACTGAAGCAGGAGCAATCGTAAGTACTACTGGGACATCTGCATCTGGATTTCCCAGAAGACCATCATTTACAGTAAAAGTGTCACCAGCACTGTAGTCTTCACCAGCGTTGATAATCTTTACTGCCTTGACTGTTCCTGTTGATCCAATGCCAGCTGCACCGGAGTTGTTTCCATAGAGTGTCAGAGAGAAGATGAGACCTTCTCCAGTTGAAGCAGTGGTGTATCCATACTCGGAACCATCACTTGCTGTTACCTCTCCGAAGACATAAGTTCTATCTTCATCGCCAACAACTCTTGCATCTTCTGCTTCGCCACTAGTAACAGTAAGTGCAGCACCAACTGTTGTTACAACCTCACCAACAAATTGTGTTCTTACGCTAGAGTTTACGATTACATCGGAATCAGTTCTTACTACTTTAAGAATGCCACCATAAGAAAGGAACGATGCAGCGGACAACCAATACTCATATTGGTTATCTGAAGATACGGGTTCGCCAAAAACTCTTCTTAATTCGTTTTCTGTTTCGATTGTGATTGGATCTTCAACGGGACCTTTTACGAAAGGTCCGGCAATTGCTCCAATGTTATCGATAACATTGTCAATTCTTCCTACTGTTAAATCAACTTCCCTGATTAATACACCAGGAGATAATTGAGGAGTCGCCATTTTTTTCTCCTAAGACTCAGTTTATCTAAAAATATTTATTAAAATGAGTATTTTCAGAGACTACATATAATCCCACATATAAGACATATCACCATATTCATCAGTGTGCCATCGATCTCCACTATTATCCACAAATGAAGATTCATCAGAAATACCATCAGTAACGAAACCGAATGGTGCCATGTCTTGTTCTATTTGATTTTTTTGCTCTTCATATAACCTTTTTCTAATATCCTGATCAGTAAGTTCTCTAAAATAATCTTGTTGAATCAGCCAAGAATAGATAACCAAACACATTACAAGATCATCATTTCTTCCCTCTTCTGCCTCAAATGACCCATGCTTTTGGATAAAAGTAGTCAACTCTGCAATAGTATCAAAATCTGAAATTAATAACTTATCTTCTTCAATTAATGCCTTTAAGTTCAAGCATCCTACTTTTTTAGTTGCCTTGGACATCTTTACACCAAGTTGTACTTTCTTTCCAGAAAATCCTTGTCCAAGAACTTGTCCTGCTCGTCCTCTCATAGATGACATAAGAACATTTTCATATTCAAGATCATAAAAAAGACCAGCAGCAACTTGAT